AGTATCGGATTAGACAAGCGCGCCGGCGAGATATCTTGCCCGGCGAGCGCCGAATCAGGCAAGAAAACCACATGTGATAACTGTATGCTTTGCGCCGGCCAAATGAAGGCCGCAAAAAATATCGTTATCGCGGACCATGCGCGCGGCCATGCACGGCGCGTTATACCGATTTTAATCGCAGCGTAAACCTCTCGGCCCGAAAGGGCCTTACTTAGGATTATCCAAAATGAGAATAGAGAAAAGGGTTTTACCCTCAGAAGCAATAGACGGCGAAATGTATACATGCGAATGGTCTAATTTTCACGACGCGTGGGTTATCTCGCGTACTTGTGATTCATTTAATGCACCTTTTGGCGACTATAACGCATGCCTTGCGCACGTCAAAAGTCTAAATTATCCAAGATTGTCAAGGCCTTACCCGTAAACCCCACGGCCCGAAAGGGCCTTACTTAGGATTATTCAAAATGTTAAATACTTTAGATTTTTATTTTGATATTGGCAAAAAAGTTGCCACGGCCCGTAATGAGCGCGACGAAGCGCGCGCAATATTTGAGATGGATTATCTTAGGCGCGCGCTAGGTGTCGAAAAGCGGGAAGATAAACCCGCGGCCCGTGCAGCCTATGATGCCGGTTTTAAGGCCTTTCGCAATGTGCCACAAGTGGAATATTTCAAATGAGAATTAATGCAAAGTACGCGGGCCGGTGCTCGACCACGGGCCGGCCGTTTAGCGCAGGCGATCTAATTGACTATAACAAAGCAAAAAAGCGCGCGGTCCTGGTGGCCGAAAACAAGTCTATTGAAATTCGGTTTGCCAGTGGCGCCACGTTTTACCGTAACGCGCGCGGCCGGTGCATCGACGCGCCATGCTGTGGTTGTTGCACTATTTAAGGGGCCGGATATGACTAATCTTGAAATTATTGAAATGACTGCGCTTCGCTTAGGCTGCGAGCGCGCCTTAGAACTGCTAGAAAACCCAGACGCGTCAGCATTCGACGCGGATAAGGTTATCGCTTTTTTAACAATCGTATTGGATAAACAAAAATGAATACTTACATTCGATCGACCTATTCGCGCGAATATGCGGCCATACGCGCGCATCATACGCGCGTTAAGGCCTTGGGCCTTGAGATAGTGCCGGCCACGGCTAAGCTGCGTTATATGGCCCGTATCGGCACTATTGCTACCTTTCGCATTCTATCTAATAACACTTTGGGGTATTTATGAAATACTTTATTTGTCACCCTGATAACGACGGCGCTTTTGTGCCTTGTTTTAATAAAACTTTTGAAAGTATTAAATTGGCCGAGTTTTCGTTAGCCGAGTTTTTGCTACGCGATACCGTGGGTTATGTACGCGGTGATTTTAAAATATTAGGGGATTTAACATGAAATACAAAAACGGCAAGCCAGTAGAGCACGGCGACATTGTGCACGTCAAAAACCGCGCGTATACAGTCTATTCAATCAGCGACACGGTTACCCTGCGCTCAATGTGTGAGCGTGGGCATATTAAAAGCGTATTTCCTGCCGACATAGGCGCCTACATTCCCAGAATCAACCCTGTTTTTACTCAATTACTCGAAGGATTAATAAAATGAAATATGCCTATTTACAACTGACGGACGAAGGCAAGCGCCAATTGATGCGCGACCTGTCTTACGAATTGTCCGACAAAAAAATTGCAGAGCTCATCGATGAGTTTGCAGATACAGTACAGGGAGATAAAGACGGTGATTATTCTATAAAAATCGATGCGCAGGACGTTATAAAATGCATGGTGCCACTGTACACCCATTACATTGACGCTAATCATGTTGAAACAGTAACTTGCAATGAAGAGGACGGCTATGATGAATAAGAAAAACTGGCCGTTTATGACCAATCTGGGTGAGCCCAACTGGACGGGCCGCACAGATCGCCAAATGCGTTACCAAACACGCTACACGGCTAAAGACGAACAAATCCCTGTGATTGCTTGGATCGGCGGCCTGTTGTTGTTGGCATTGATCTTAGGCTACATTCCGATACTTTGGGTGTTGATGGCATGATGACAAGCAAAAAGGATCCTGGCTTATTGAAATTAATTACACGACTGTTTTTATTCTTTGTTTTTCACGCAGTTTTTACAAAAAAGAAAGACAGAAAATAAAGTAAACGCCCGAATATTCGGGCGTTTTTACGTTGACAAAAAGTTACGTAAGTTCAACCAGTCCACCGCTTCAAAAGGCCACGATGCAATCGGTTCAACATCTAAGCCGTGTTCAAACAGGTCTTTCGCTTGCGCGCCCCTATATAAGAATAAATCTGCTTTTTTTGAAATCAAATAATGGGGCGGAAAATATTGAACAAGGATAAAGGTAGGGCAGCGCAAATCCGCGTGTTTTAAGTGAAACGAATACTGATGGGGACTAAGGTTGATCTTTCGACCCCGTTTCACCACCTTCAACTCGACCATTACGAACCTCGAAGGAGAATCCAAAGCGATCAGGAGGTCCGGTATACCCAGGTTTAGCCGATTCTCGATTTTGGTGATGTATGCTTTCGGTAGGTGATTTTTCAGTGTCTTGGACAGTGCTGCTTCCGGTTTCATCATCGGGAACCACCTCGCTTACTTGATTAAACTCAATATCACTGACAGGCTCTGCAGAGCCTGCGTAGAGCTGTTTTAGTTCGGTGAGTTTTCGCAACACCTCTTCCCTGCTCATACTATCAATCGTGCCGTGCCGGATTTCTTTTCGATCAATATAAAGGGTGCCTAACGATTGGCCGCGCCGATACTCTGCTTGGACAGCGGCGCCATAATTTCCTGCAGAAAGGGCAGCGTCACGAATAACCTGCAAGTCTCGCATGTGCCGTTCATACGTTGTGCCGTATTTTTCGGCCAACTCATGCCGATAAGTCTGTATCGCGGCGACGACGTGGGGAGAAATAACCGGATTGGTGAGTCTTGAGGCCATCACTTTGGCACTGCTCGCTGTATATCCCGCCCGAAGACCTGCCTCTTTTAGCGTAACACTGCCCTCGCCGGAGACGAGCTCATGCACGAACTTCCATTCCCGCTCAGAAAGGGCCTTAAATTGACCGGAGGCGGGTTTAGAGACAACTGTTGATAGCCGATTAAGCACTATCGAAGTAAGCCGCCTTGGGGCTTGTTTAGGGGGTTTAGCTGCGCGTTTTTTTTCGGCGGTTGTAGCCATTAAATTCTCCTGACAACCCAGAGGCCGTCATCTAAACCTTGTCGAACCGTGAAACGCCGTGTTGGATATCTTTTATAAAAAGATTTTAGTGCGCTTCGGACAGTCAAAACCTCTGTTTGGGATTCCACTAAAAAGTAATCGCCTCGGATCATTCCCTTGAACGGATACTTTTTTCTAATGCCCGTTGAGCTACGGCGGACGTGGTGCTGTTTTTGTGTAATTCCTGGGAGGCTGACTACGACATCTCGAACAGGCATTTATCTCTCCTTTCTGACCCGTGAAAAAGTACCCTTATAGAGTACCCTAAACCACCTCGTTTATCAAGGTTCCAGAATCGTATTTTTCAATTATATAGAGGGATACTTCGTAGAAAAAAAAAAAAAAAAAAAAAAAAAAAAACAGGAGAGCGCGCGCACCCCATAAGTTTCTATCAAAACATCACACCTCACGTTAAAGAATTACTTTATGTAATAAAACCCCCTTGTAAACAGTAGCTCTTCACGCTATTACTCTTACTGAGATACTTTTTGTTATAACAAAAAATTATTTTTTTTTCTCCACGAAGTATCCCCTAATATACCTGTTTCAACGTAATAATTTTCTTTTCCAAAATTTCAACGTAATGACCCTTGATCCGTGTTTCTCTCCCCTTGACCCTTGATCCCTGTTCCCCGACCTTATTTCCTTGTTGCTCCCTGTTGCTCCTTTGCTTTATTTTTTCCCTTCCTGTTGCTTTACTAAAGAGTGTGACATTTTGTATTTTTGTGGTACATTTTCACTTTACTTTATTTTCAGATGGGGGTAACAAGGGTGAGCAAATTAGACCGGGACAATCGCGATAATTTTTTGAGTTTACGGGTGACTGATACTTTCCGTGCTTTATTACAGGCGCGCGCAACCGAATCGATGCGCAGCATGAGTGCGCAGGCGTTGTATTTGATTCAGTTGGGCATGGAGGCAGATACGCGTCGTAGCACGGCTTCTGGGCGTGCTGAGCGTGCTGAGCGTGCTACGTGATGGATATAGGGTGTTAGTGAGGCGGGCTTCGTTGTAGCACGATTTCCCTGAACTTGACAACAAGAGTGCAGGTGCCTGCCAAGGAACCTTTTCTTAATGCCATGGAGTTTTTTACGACAAGTTGCTAAAGCTTGCCCCCGCATTTTATTCTACTTGTTTTTTGCGTGGTGGGGGTTTTATTTGTCCAGGGGTTTTGGTGATACTGTCTATGCCGTGGCGCGTGGTTCGTGTGTTGCGTTCTTGCTGCAGTGCTTCTGCGATATTGTAGGCTTGTAGGGCGAGTTCTTGGTGGGGTATTTTACGGGTTTCCTTGCCTGCCAGGAGCCCTAGCATGGCGAGGGCCGCGAAGAAATCTTGGAGGTCTTCGTCATTCATTTTGATTTCTCCGTGACTTCGATTAACTTCTGTAGGTAGTGCTGCGCCTTCTTCAGGTCTTCGATGCCGCCCTTGTCCTTCCATCTGCTGACGTACTTCACGATGTTGCCTTCGAGGTAGCCCAAGTTGTTGGCGATGATAAAATCCCACGGCTGTATGGCCTTGGTGGCGTAGTGTGCGCCGCCCACTTGCTTGTCGTTGGCGTTCATACGGGGTTCCTGAGCCATGCTGCTGCCTCATCGAGGCGGGGGGTAAACACCTGCTTATTGCCTTCTATGACAGGCTCTCGCGCATCGTCACCATCGCCCCACGCCCATATCTTAGCTATCTGGCCACGCTTGTTGACCGTGTACGCACCGATATGCACCTTGCTTTGGTGGTGCAGATTTTTTAAAGTATTCAGCACGGACTTCTGCGGCCTACCAGTTAGCTTGGTTAACACGCTTGCCGTGGCGCGGCTCACCTCCTGCAGCGCACGGGCAACCGAGACATTTGGTGATGTTGGTATCTCACTCATTCTTCTTCCTCTGCTCGGCATACACCCCTGCCCGATAGCCGATCTCATAGGCCCGCTGTAGCGTCATGCTGCCTAAGTCAATGCTGCCCATGTCCATCACAAAGTTAAAGGCTTTTTGCTGTGCCTCGCGACGCGTGTTATCTTCCGCCCGCCAGTTTTGCTTGCGCTCAATCTCTGCAAATGCTTCGTCTTCTTCATTCATTTTGCCACTCCACTTTGTATATGCCACCATCAACACCCCAGTCGATGCGGATGTTGCACTCGTTGTAG